CTCGTCTTACCTATCTTGACCTTAGCTTTTAGAACTAGTTCGTCTTTTAAATTATTTATGTAGACATTACTAATCCTGTCACCATTAGCTAATATACTCTCGGCTTCATTAACCAATCTTGTAAGAATACGCATAAACTCAGGTTGGATTTTTCCTTCAGCGTCCAACATAAAAGTCTTACCCTTGCCTATAAAGCCAAATTTCTTAGCCAATAGGCGAAGTTGCATTCCTGCGGAAGTCTGCATGTCAATACCTTTGAGGTTATGACCAACATCTCCTAGTAATGCTTGTTCTAGGCTCAAAACCGAAACTCGTTTTTCCGCATCATTATCGTTAAACATCCTATTAACAACATTATGTATCACGGAATTTACCAATTGCAAGTTGGGACAAACATTATTCGAACCGTATTTTTCTTCGGCTCTGCCTAAAACATTCACTTCCTCACCAGTCTCCGGATCAACAAAATTCCTCAATCTGGCTGGAGCACGTAAACGTTCTTCAATTCCGTATAACTTGCTACGCTTAATATTAGACATTGGATATAGATTAATGTCGGCCTTGATTGCACATTCAGTATAATGAACCTTATCCAACTGTACATTTTCTTCTATAATCTCAAGAACAGCACCATTTGGAACAGTAACTTCTAACTCCTCTGCCATCACTTCTTCGGCGTGAGCAAGATCACGTTCAATCCTGGTTAATAAGGGACTAACTTTGGTTTTCATTCTATCAAAGACATCAGAAAATAGTTCACGGAAAATGGGAATTCCTCTAGGAACAGTCCCGTGTTTAGCGCTGTGTAAATAGACAATCCAAGGTTGAGCAGCTTGCAAATATCCCTTATTGATACAAAAGTTCTTTCTGGGATACGTCAAGAGGCAAGGTGAAGAACAATCGCCGCTATTTGTCTCAAAATGCGTATTCATGCCTCTTAAACCCCAAGCTAAATATGAATATCTAGGAGTTTCAGTAGAGTCAGTAATAAGCCTACCGTCTGACATTTCTCGGCTAAAAGAAGGTCTATCTACATAACTAACCACATCAGGTTGCATATTCAAATACACATCAATAGGTTTAACTGGTCCATCAGGGTAAATATCTCTCAATGGTTTCTTTAAATAAATACCAGTTAATTGCTTCTGAGAAACTATATAATCTAAACACTCTTTAGGAGCAATCATTTTCTCTAAATGACTGTGCGCACGTATGGAACTTCGTGGAAACTCCAATACACATAAATCAACCTTTTTCCTATCTTCTGACTGGTGAACTACTATATCTTTCCACATGAATCTATAAGGACTATCTTGCGGCTTCGTATCAGATCCAAATGGAACCAATATGATATAAGAATGTACGTCTTTCTTAAAGTAATCGACAAGCCAAGTTATTCCTTCAATAGCATGATCAACCATAACTGCAAACACATCTCCTAAAAACATTATGTTACAACAATGTCGCATGTAGGCAGAACCGCCAAGACACTTCTCTTCAGCTCTGTAATACATCATGTAACAGTTTTCAGTAACTAAGTTTCTCTGTGTGCTCCATGTCTCCTCTCTCTTCCAATGTGCTTGGGGAGCAGAAATAAGTCTTGGAACTACAACTTTAAACCGTGTAATGTTATCATTTCCTTCAACTTGAACACACTTGACTTTTGCTTCCTTGTATTCATCGAAATCAACATAATCAGCGTATTCATACCCCTGAGCGGAATGTAAAAACTGAACGTATAGAGGATGCCAGTTTTTCTGTGCAGTTTTGCGATACTGATCTATCACAGGTATAGTCGGGTCTCCGAAAAGAAGACCTATACCAATGGCAATAATGTTTAAGGCGACACTGATGGCACCTCCTAAAACAACACCCCTAATAAAAGGTATGAAAGGTGCTATATGCGGCATTACATAAAAATAAAGCTTATCATATTGCTCTTTAAG